CAAATGGCACATGGAAAGCTAAAGGAGGAGAACACGACGACCGGGTGATGGCATTTATATGGGCTTTGATGATTCTTCATAATGAGATAACCCAATTATATTTTGATATTGAAGAATTGGATGATTATGGAAAACCTTTAAAAATATCACCATACGATTTTGGTATAAAACTATTCGAAAACCCCACATCCATATATACAAATGAGTCTGTTGATCGAATTGAGACTTCAAATCTATTACCTGTGGCATTTGGTGCATATGATCAATTTTCCGGAATGAAGGGAGATATGGCTTCTCTTTTTGACGAGGGATGGCAATTATTAAACGGTGGGATGCCATATATAGATCCTTCGAGATCATTTGATCAAGACAGATATGATGCGATGGAGAGGTTGATGAGGTGGTGATAAATATAGAATATGAGTGAAATTGTTAAGCAATCATATCTGAACAAAGCCCGTGAGGATAAATTCTTACTGGTTTTTGATATACCACCCATTTTAAAGCCACAAATTTCGACATACAGAAGAGATGGTGATCATTTAAATCCCGATGCTGTGCAATTTTCAGTTTTTGGGAGCGTTGTTCCAGATATCACTGTAAAGGGTGTTGAAACTCGATATGCGGGTTCGACATTATACCAGTCATCCTTCAGCAAGGATTCGTATCCACCGATCAGTGTTGATTTTGTGATAGATTCCGAATATAGTAATTATTGGGTTATATATGCTTGGTTAAACCTCCTACACGATCAAAAAACGGGCATATATAACCAAGGAAATGTTCCAGTGGATGGAAACTTTAATGATTATCAAACAAATATTGTCTTATATGGTTTGGATGAATATAAAAACAAAAAGATAAAATTTACATATACCAAAGCCTTTCCGACGACACTTAAAGGGATAAAATATCATCAGCAAGGGTCCGAGGGTGTTGAACTTGTGAGTGGATTTGATTTTTTGTTCAGTCAATTACATACAGAGTTAGTAAAATCCGATTGATATAATTTTATTGCGGAAATTATTAAATAGTAATATGGCAACAAGAGTTTTAAATAGCCCCGGTGTAGAAATTAGAGAAAGGGACTTAGGTTTAATCGCCCCTCCGAATGTGGGAACCAACGTATTTATCTGCGGTTACAGTTCTCAAGGTGTTACAGATGAGGTGTTGAAAATCACAACTAGAGATGAGCTATTGTCAATTTATGGAGTTCCCACAAATGCTGCGGAACGTTATTTCTATCACGGAATTAAAGAATTATTAAATTCCCCAGCAAATATCTATACTTTTAGACTTCCATATGGTGAAGGCTCTGGATCAGGATTCGGTTCTGAATACTCTGCATTAGCTTACCCAGTAAATTTTGTAAATGCCGATGCGGGCGGTGTATTATCTGCGGTTTCGACAAATTTAGATCAATTATCTGGAACGTATGTATTAGGAAACCCTGTTCACATCACTTTAACTGAAGACGAATACAACCAAGCCCAAGATGGTTCACTGTTCAATTGGTCATCATCAGGATCTACAAGAAATGCCTTATCGGCAACATCTGAGTTGGGTAAAGCGGGTGTTATCATACTAAACAAGGCACAGACTACAATCAACAGTCAATTTGAGGGATATTACGTCGCCGTAGCGGACAACAGCAATATCAACCCAGCATCCGACTTCAATGCGGTTTTGGGAGCAAAAACAGTCAGTGTTTCTTCTAAATTTACTGGTGTTGGTGCATACGATTACACCACAATTCCAAATGGCACATTAGAATTTTCACTTTCTTCTAAAAATGTTGGAGGTGTTCAAAACAGCATCTCTCAAATCTTGGAAGGATTGACAGATTACAATATTGATGGTCGTGATGACGACGATTTGTTAAATGTTGGAGTATTCAAACTCAGAAAGAGTCTATATGCTACAGAATCTTATAAATTGGATTATGTGTTAGATGGTAAAATTACAGGATCTATCGATTCTTACAGAAAACGCATCAATCCAACTGGGGGACCGCAAACATCCTTCTTCTTAGAGAATATGGATTCAACTGATAGAAATGTTGAAATTCTAGTCAACCCATATCTATCTAATAAATTTGGATCATCTGCCGTGGATGCGTCTGGACTTCCTAAAAAGAAAATCAGAGTCCTTACACAAAATCTTGCGGGTGTGTCATCAACTATATCCGGTATAGCATCTGGAGCATTCGCAACTCTTACATCAAACCTCGGATATGCTGATAATTTGTATCCAGTTGGAGCATATTCCGATGCCAAGGTAACATCTAAAGTTTTAGGGTCAATACCTAGCAAAATTGAAAGAGCATTGGAAGCGGTTAAAAACGATGAAATTTACGATATCGACGTTGTTGTTGAAGCTGGTCTTGGAACAATTTATACAATGACCAAATCACAAAATCTATCCTATTATGACGATAGTGTGACTTACAATGCCATCAGCGCATTGAGAACATCAAATGCTCTCGATGCTAATGGGGAAGATATTAGAGGAAACTACAGCACAATATTCAACACATTCGAAAACTTCTGTAATTTACCATCCAATACTGGTGGAAGAGGTGACTGTATCTTCATTGCTGACCCAATTCGTCAGATTATGATCCAAGGAAAGAATACCAAAGTTCTCTCCGATAGAACTAAGAACTTCCAAACCGACATATATTGGGCCATTAGGCATCAATTCGAGCTTGAAAATACTTCATATGCTGCTGTTTATGGTAACTGGGGTCAGACTTACGATGAATTCTTGGGTGACAAGATTTGGGTTCCTTTCTCATCTGTTGCTGGCGCAATTTATGCCAGAAACGATGCAGCAGAGTTCCCATGGTCCGCTCCAGCGGGATATACCAGAGGATTGGTAAGTGGTGGTATTGTTAATATCGCAATTACACCAAATCAAAAACAAAGAGATGAGTTGTATAAGAGCAACATCAACCCTGTTCTATTCAACCCGTCACAAGGAATTGCTGTCTTCGGTCAAAAGACCCTTAGCAGAAAACCGAGTCCGTTTGATAGAATAAATGTCAGAAGATTGTTCTTAGCTCTTGAGAGACCTACAAAGAAAGCCTCGATATTCTATGTATTTGAGCCAAATAATGAATTCACCCGAACAAGATTCCTCAACACATTAGATCCGATTTTCAAATATGCTAAGGAAAATGGTGGATTGTATGACTACTACTTGGTTTGTGACGAAAGAAACAATACCCCAGAGGTTATAGATAATAATGAAATGCACTTTGATGCCTATCTCAAGGCAACGAGGACAGCAGAATACATAATTTGCACATTTACAGCCTCGCGAACAGACGCGTCTTTTGAAGAGATTGTATAATAACTAAATAATCATATGGCAATAGACATCAACACTTTCTTTAATATAGCATCTCAGAAACAATTTTCTAGAGACTTCTTCATGCGAGTTAAACAGATTCGTGTAGTGGGAATTGATTTAAATGGAGAAGACGAACTCGTATTCGCTAGAACCGCAGCATTACCGGGTCGGGATATTGAAGATAAAACAGTCAATTTCAGTGGACAAACATTCCACTTAAATGGTAAATCGAGCTATCCGGGTTCGGATGGGTATTCTATAGAATTTTATATGGATCAAGAATTGGATCTACGTAAAAAATTGGAAAAAATATCACGAGCAAGTTTCGACAATGAGACAACCACTGGTCAGATGTGTATGCCGGGTCCAGAATCTTTCATTATATTGGATGTTTTGAAGGTTCCCTGCGGTCAAGGAAACCAAGGTGGTGAAGGTATGATCGTAACCGAAACAATTAAATTGGTTGGGGCTAATCTCAGAACAATTGGAGAAGTTCAATACAATATTGCTGATGGAACAGGCGAAATTTTAACTATTCCCACCACATGGAGCTTCCATTGGTATGAAAACTTTGCCAAATAATTAATAGCAAAAATAATCAAAATAAAATCGCAATTTTCGAGAGATTATTGCGATTTTTGTTTTGTGGATTAAATATTTTTGATGGGTGGTCCAAATATTAATGAATTTTTCTCAGCATTCTCTGGAGATAGGAGATACTTTTTAAATCTCCCCGTTCTCTGGACTGTAACTATTGATGGAATATCCACAGGAGCCATAAATAGCGTTTTGAGCGATGCTGGGGAGTCTTGGAAGGCTAAAGGCGATCCCGGATCATACACCAAATCTGGAACGATTCTGGTGGCTCAGGAGGTATCTCTTCCCAATGAATCGTCAAACTTCTCAGCGTTGGAATCTGGATCAGGAATGGGTGGATATTTGCCCGGTTATGGTATGAATGCTAGGAGC